CGGGCCGTGGCCATTCTGGGCCTGCCCGAGTTGCTCGCTCGCGTCCATGAGGTCTGACAAGTGTCCCACGGCCGCGTTGGCGTTCGTGATCATGCCGCCCGCGCTGTCCGGCTTCGTGCCATCGTTGTAATCCGTGAGGGCCTTCTGCCGCTGGGCGTAAATGCCAGGGTTGAACCCCGGCACGGCGGCAACGAGCTGGCGCGCCATGACTTCCGCCGGCTTCTCGCCCGCTTGCCCGCTGGGCGTCGGCAGATCGCCCCGCAGATAGCCGCGCGCGAGGTTGACCGCCGTTTGGACGCTCGGGTTGTTGGGGTAGCGCGCCAGGACCGAGTCCAGATAGCTTTCGCCCTGGACCGGGCCGCGCGGGATTGAAGTGTCGTTGAGCGGGGATGGTGGCGGGGCGCCCGGCTGCGGCGCGGGCGGCGAGGAGCCGCCGCCCGGAGCTGGTGCGCTCGGCGGCGCGGCCGCGCTGGGCTGCGGTTGAGGTTGCGAAGGCGCGTTCCCCCCTCCGGGATAAGGGGGGATCACAACTTGCCCCTGCGGCTGATAGGGCGTGATCTGCTGTGTTGCAGGATCGCGCCAGCCGTAGGTTTCGGCGCCGCTCGCGTCCTTGCCGATGACGCCGAATTCCGGCGCTTTGCCGGTCGGCAGCACGCCACGAATCCGCCCCGTGATGCTATCGACTTGGTACGTCGCCCCCGTGCGCGGATCGACCACGTCGCGCAACTGGTGGGGCGCGAGCGCCGTCATGTACGTGTTGAGGATCTGCCCCGCCAGTTCGCGCGCCTGCGGTGAGGAATAGGGGTCCAGCATGACGCGCTGAAGGATTTGCGGGTCGAGCCCCGCCGGAGACCCGCTTGCCGCCCCAGTCGTCTGGGCATTACCCGACTGAGGCTGCGAAGGGTTTCCGATGCCGAACATGCTGGCGAGGTTGGCGAGCGGGTTGAAGCCGACGCCGTTGCCCATCTGGGCGCCGCCGGGCGCCGCGAAGCCGCTCGCCATGCCGCTTCCGGGCGACCCTATGCCATTGCCGGGCTGAGGCATCGGAGGCGGCGCATTCGCCATCTGCATGCCGCCCTGAAAGCCGCCGTTGGTCGAGGGTGGCGCGAGGGTCGAACCGCCGTTCGATTGCGGCTGCGGCTGGGAAGGGGGCGGCTGGGAAGGGGGCGGCGGCGCGGGAGGGTTGATCAGGATGCCGCCAGAGGGCGCGCCTCCCCAGTTCGCCATCGTCGTCGGCGGGGGCGGCAGATGGCCGTTGCGGCCGATGTTCGTGGCGCCCCAGGGAGACGCGTTGGGATCGGGGGCGCTGGGCGCGGGATTGCCGCCAGAGGGCGCGCCTCCCCAGTTCGCCATCATCGTCGGCGGGGGCGGCAGATGGCCGTTGCGGCCGATGTTCATGGCGCCCCAGGGAGACGCGTTGGGATCGGGGGCGATGGGTGCGGGATTGCCGCCAGAGGGCGCGCCAGGGGCCGCCACCATGCCGGCGGCCGGCGATGCCGCAGAGATGGCGGCCGAGGCTGGCGCTGGCGCCGGAGGGTTGGCGTAGGACGCGGGCTGCATGAGCGGGGGCGCCCCTGGCACCGCGACCGCTGGGCCGGGAGCGACGCGGGGCGCCGACCAACTGCCGTTGCTGCCGACGCCCCACGCATTCACTCCAGCGTCGCCGCGCCAAGGCTGCACGCCGCTGTTGACCATCGTGTCGAGCGAGAACTTGTCGGCGGCCTGCCATTGGCTCGGGTCGCTCGGGTCGATGCCGTTGGCCATGGCGACGTTCCCCAGGCCGTTGCGCACGTTCAGTTGAAAGTCGCCGAAGGAGAACGGTTTGCCGGTCTTGGGGTCGATATCGACGGAACTTGCCGAATTCGGGTTCTTCGCCGAAAGCGCGCCTAGACCTTCGCCGCGCGCCACGGCGACGGCGAAGTCGGGGTTGAGTCCCTTCGACAAGGCGTAATCGCGGATGAACTGCTCATGGCCCGCTTGCGTGCTGGGATAGCCCGCGCCGGCGGCCATGGCGGGAACTTGCTGGGCGGCGGCGGAAGGCTGGACGGCAGCCGCATTTGGACCGCCCATCGCTTGCGTCGGCTGCCCCGTCGCTGGATCGATCGCGCGGCCCTGCCGATCGGTATAGACGGGCGTCCCGTCGGCCGCGCGAGCCGTGGGGCCGCCGTAGTTCGGCGGGGGCGCCTGTCGCGCACTGTCGAACAGGCCGCCCCCGGTCGGAAGCGCGGGCAGCCCGGCGCCAGGGTTGAGGCTGGCGACGTTCGTTCCCGCGCCCGGGCCGCCGCCCCAGCCGGGGAAGTTGGGTTGGATGAGGGACGGGGCGCCTGGAGAAGCAGGCGCGGCGCTCGAGGGCGATCCGGGGGACGCGCTGGCCGGCGGCGGTGGGGCGGACAAAGGCGCGGAACTCGGCGCCGGGGCCGTTCCCGCGCCTGACGCGCCCGACGCTCCCGCGCCGCCGGTCCCGTAGAGCGAGCCATTGCGCATCGAATTTATGAGGGCCTGGGCCTGCCCGCCGATTGCCCCATTCGACGCCTGCTCTTGCTGCTCGAGACGGTTGAGCGCCAGGCCTCCGAATATCGATTGCACGGCTTGCGACGCCCCGTCCCACCCGTTCTTCGCGCCGCCCTGCAGCCCGCGCTCCATCATCGCCAACGCGAGGCGGCGTCTGACGTCGGCGGCGGACGATGGCGAACCGTAGCCGCCATAGCCGCTATAGCTATCCACCATCAGAGCACCGCCTTTGCATAATTGACCCGCGCCAAGCCGTCAGGCCCGATCACGACCGCGTCGGGATGAACGCGCGCGACCTCGTCAGCCATCAGGCCAACGTGCTCGGCGTCATCCCAGAGAAACCGGAAGGAATAGACCGGCAGCCCGTTTGCAAGGGAACCGATGCGCCGAACGTCGCGCTTCACGCGGCGATCCGACATGCCAAATAAGCCGCCCAAGATGCTCCCCCCCAGCCCGAACATGCTCCCCATCAGCGAGTTGCTCTGTTGCGAGGCCGCAAGCTGGTCCTGATAGGATTGCTGCTGGATCTGGGCGAAATCCGTCGTCGGGATCTGCGGCGTTTGGGTCTGCTGGAATGTCGGATTGCTGACTTGCGACTGCGACAGGAGGGCAGACAGTTCGTTGACGGGCTGGTTGCGCTCAGTCACCTGATTCTGGTTGTAGGAGTTGGCCGAATTCAGGATGTTCTGCGACGCCTGCGAATACATCGAATTGGCGTAGGTATCTTGCTGCAACTGCTCTTGTTGCCCAAAATTCTGCTGGGCGGTTTGATAGGCGGGATCGTTGATGTTGATGCCTTGATCAGCAAGATTTTGGTTCAACTGTTCTTGCTGCTGACCTTCCTGATATTGGAAGGGCTGCTCCCAATTCGTGCTAATATAGTTGTTTACATTCCCGGCGGTTAAATCCGGGTTTTCCAAATTCAAAGGCTGTGCTAGGCCATTTTTGGTCTGCGAAATCAGGCTATCGGCCGTCTGCCCCGCGCCCAGGTCGGCCTGTTGAAGATTGCCGTAAATCTGCTGTTCGGTCGGCGAAAGCGTCGTGCTCTCGCTGTACTCGGGGAGCTGATAGGTGACGTTGCCTTCCGGATCGTACATAGACGTCGTTCCGGTCTGATTGTACGTCGTCTTGTCGCCCCACGCATCCGTCTGGTTGACGTGGCTCATCGCGTTGTTGGCGATCGCCGTATCGACGTTCTCGGCCGTCTGCGAGGCGGCGGTCTGTTGCGGGTTAGGTGGAGATGGAGTTGAGCCCATAGGGGTAATCCTCCTTCAGGAGTCCGAAAACGACCGCGTCGACGTCGCCTGGATAGTATTTGCGCAGGCGCCCTTCCTCCCGCGCGCCAAGACGAGCCATTGCTGCGATTGCGGCTTGATTGTCGGCGCGGGTGCGAAAGGTGGCGCGCCGACAGCCGAGCTGCACGACGACGTAGCGGAATCCCGCGACCAAAAGACGTCTCGGCAGATTGTCGGCGACGACGGAAATCTCGACGTCGCTTTCGGTCTTCGAATGAAACAAAAGCGCGCCCTCAATTTCGCCTGCGGCGTTGCGCGACGCAATGACCGAATAGCCCGGATAGAACTTGACGCCGAGTCGCGCTTCCATCCAAGCGGCGATTTCGCGAGCCGGCCCGTTCACGATCATATCGTGCCCATGGACTGCTGAACTTGGATCGCGCCCCCGATGATCTGACAGTTCGAAGGCTGGCCGGTCTCGCCCAAGATGTTGGCCGCGATCGAGGGCGCGAACACGACGCCGAGCCCCGACGCATCGGCAATCAACCGCGCCGGCGCGCCCCTACCCCAGATATCGACGTCCCATTCAGCGATGTCCCACTGCGCGCCGGAATTGAGGATGCCGCTCGATCCCGCGACGCCGGTCGGCGTTACGGGGTTGTAATCGAACGAGGCCGCCGCGAAGACCTGAGCGTTGCCGTCCGCGATGAGATCGACGCCGATGAGCGTGGTGCTTTTGGGAGCGATCCCATCGCTCAGCCGCGTCCACGCGCCGACGGACAGGCAGGAAATCGGCGCCCCGTTGTCGTTCGACCCGTAATCGGCTTGGTAGACGGCGCCGCCGGACGTGCCGAAGAACAGCTCGTTATTCCAGACACACCAACACGTGGCGGCCATTCCGTTGAATTGGGTCCACGCCAGCGTTTCCGTGTTCATGACGAGCTGATAGGTGCCTAATCCCGGATCTGGCACGTTTATAACCGCCATGCGGCGCGGCGGAAACGTGCACATTTCCCAGCCGATCGCGCTCGCGCCGATGGACTGAACGACCGCCAGCCATGTCGGCGCGATTTTCTTCGTCATGGATTTCTGATCGGACGCCGCCGGGTCGAGCGCGATGGCCTGCGAAAGCGGCACGATCCCGTCGAGCGTCATGATCGCGAGATCGGCGCCGGTCTGATAGACGCAACGGTCTGCGCCGAGCGGCGCGCTCATCTTGAACGTGCCCATGAGCGACCAATTGCTGGCGTTGGTCGGGTCCGACCCCTGGTAGACGATGACCTCGCCGTTCGAGGAAATCAGCACCAAGAACTGAATGACGCCGTTGACGGTTTCGGACGTCCAAGTGCTGAGCGCGACCAGGACGCCCCCGAACCGCATGACGTCGCCGACATTCAGGCTTTGCAGCGTCCCCGTGATGGCGTCCGTCGCCCCGAACCAAAGGAGCGTCGATTCTTCCTGAAGGAACCACAGGCGTTCCCGATATACCGTCACAACGGAAAGGTTATTGACGTTCGCCGGCCCCGTGAAGCCGGCCGCCGACCAGCTCGTCCCGTTATAGATCTTCGGCGCATCGAACCCATTGCACGCGAGAATCCAGATGCCGCCCGCGTTGCTGAATTGCGCCCACGACCAATGACTCGAAGAGAGACCCGAGAGCAGCGGCGTGAACGAAGTTCCGCCGCCGGTGATTTCGTAGAGATAGTTGCCAGTGACGGCGAAGAGCTTGTTGCTAGCGCCCATGTAGGCGATGAGCGTGCCGACGCTTCCAGTAAGGCCGCTCGCGTAGCTGTACGACCCGTTGCGCGCGCGGATATATCCGGTCTCTGGAAAAAAGTTGATCAGCGTCGAGGCCGCGTTCGGCGGCAGTTCAGAGAGTGGGACGTCGGTTCGCCAGCCATCGACGGGCGCGACCCAATTGATGGATTTCGCGACCGCGCCTTTCGAGGGCGACCCGCGAAGAGGCTGAAGCCGCCGCGTCATCAGTAATTCTGGTCCGTGTCGTCAGTGATCGGCGCGGGCCACGTATCGTCCCACATGACCACGCTGTTCGACATATCAATGATGCGCCCCGTGTCCTCCTGCGCCGAGACGCGGTCGAGCGACGCTTCAAAGGCACGGAACTCCTCCGCGTAATCGAGGCCCTTCAGCCGCTTCCATTTAGCGATAGCCCCGAGCCTGATTACGCGCTCGGAAAAGACGAACAAGTCGGTGTCCGCCGCGATTGCGGGCGGACTGTAGGGCGTCCCGGCCGCGTTCGTGATCCACTGCCCCAGTTGGTAAACGAAGGACACGATCTCGGTCGCCTGCAGCGCCGGAAAGAATTCGACATGACTGCCGACGACGCGCCAGACGCTCGGATAGAGCGACATGGGAAGGGCCTTCATGCGGAGCAGATCGTCTTCCATGACGGGCCCGACCATCCGCAGCGTCGGATAGGCCGATGACACGAAACAATCGGGCGAAAGCTTGTTGATGCCCATCGAGAATCCGGCGGGAAGCGCGAAGAGCGTGCTCGCTCCATCGCCGGTGAAGGTGACGGGGCTCGCGATCTTCAGCGCTTGCCAATCAACACGCTCGACCATCTCATCGCCTGTGTCCTGGACGCAAGCTATCATCTGCTGAATGATCGGGTCGATCGACGAAAAGGCCGCGCTGGGCTGCGGATAATTGCAGCGGAGCGCGACGCCCTGGACGATGGTCAGCAGGCTCATCGTCAAGCGGCCTTGTGCTTGCCCGGATCAGGCTTCGGCGCACGCGCGGCGGCTAGCTGATCGGAGAGCAGCGCCACCTTGTCAGCGAGTTCCTTCACTTCGCCGCGCATCGCATCGTTTTCGGCGGCGAGCTTCGTCACCACAGCGCCGTCTTTGGCGGATGCAAGCCACGCAGCAGCCTTGGCGCGCCATTCGCGCAGACCGAACTTGCCGATCGAACTCTCGGGAATCCCGGCGAGCCCTTCGACGTTGAAAATCCCGAGCGCCTCGAACTCGGCAATATGGGCCGGCCCGATCAATGGCCATTCACGCAGCGGCGTGCCACTGATATGGCGGTCCTGATGTTTCTCTTTCCAGCGCCGATATTCTTCCGGAAATCGGTTCTGGATATACTCGCTGTCGGCGGGGTGAGTGACCCTGTTGTACTGGTCGCCCGCCACGAACAGCGTGCAAATCTCAATCTCGTCGAAAATCGGACGGCCCGCGTCTTTCGATTTGGAATCGTTCTTGACGGGAAGGATAGAAAACATGGGCGTCACGCCCTTATTCATTTCCGCGAGCCGCGAGCCGCCGTCCAGGCCAACGGTAAAGTTGGCCGCGCCGGGCGAGCCGATATCGTCAAAGTAAGACATGCTGATTTTCCGGTTGATGGGAAATGAAAAAGGAGCGCGTACGCCCCTTCTGTTTCGTGCGGTTCGTATCCGATCTATTATGGGGTCGCCGTGACCGTCGCCCAACGCAGATAACCGACGTAGTAGCCGGTGGCCGTGTAGGTCGCGTTCGTGGCCGCGCCGGATAGCGTGCTCGAAAGGTTGATCGTCCACGAGCCGGGCGCGCCGGTGATGGAGGTGATCGTCAGCGCCGTAACACCGGTGCCGTTGAGCGTCTGGTTCGGGTAGATGTTCGAAAGCGCGCTTTGGCTGGACGTCAGGAAAGACGCGCCGCTGGCGCCAGACCCGACGAACTGCTGGGTGGTCGCGGTGTTCGTCTGCGCGCTCGCGGTCGCAGTGGCCGCGATCGACATGACGATGGTCGAGCCCTGAATATCGGCGACGACAGCGCCGGCTGCAAAGCCGCTGGTGCCCGTCAACACCATGCCGCGCTCAATACCGTAGAGCGCAGAACCATTCGCGGCCGAGCAAGCGGTGATGCTAGTCGAGCCCGAAGTCAACGTGCCGGTAAAAGTCACCGACTGCGGGATGGTGAAGACGGGACCGACCGTCAGGGCATGGCCAACTTGCGTTATCTGCGAAATCTGACCGGCGACCGCTGTGGAAACCGAAGCCGTGGCCTGAGTGGTTATCGTGCCGGCTTTCAACAGGGAGGTGCCCGCGCGCTGCACCCAGATATAATAGAGCCCCGGCGCGAAGGTGTAAGACCAATTGTTGCCCTGTCCGAGAATGGCGGCGGGGTCGCCGACGCGGCCTCCCAGAAAGAAGGTTCCGATATCGACGCCGACGCCGCCCAACCCGGACGCCGCAGCAGGCGTCAATAAAGGAACGGCGCTGTAGGTATGATCCCAGACCAGCACGTCGCCTTGATTGAGCGTGAGGGACGCCGTAACCACGAGCTGGAGATAGACGTATTCGCTCTCGGCGTCGCCAGCGCAGATGGTGCCAAGCGCCCAATCGGAAGAGGGATTGGGGCCCTGATTTCCGCTGATGGAGGTGAAGGGGCCTTCGGGCGCGAAAATCCTCGCGCCGATGCCCTCAAATTCGCGATATGCGATAACCATTGAGGTTGATCCTTGTGAAAGAGGGGAGGAGCCGGGCCTGCTAGGGAGGCCCGGTTAGATCACTGCCAAAGCACCGCCTGGAGCGAGCCGTTGTTCATGGTGAGGTTGCCTGCCCATGCCATGATGCGGACCTTGGCGTCTTGGTTGATGTTGGCCCTGTCGCCCCCGATAACCTTGAAGTTCCGGCCGCTATGGGGTCGGAAGAACAGGAAATCGGAGTTGATGAAGTACATCGTATTCGACGGAATCTGACCGTTGTGGCCGCCGTCTAGGATCACATCGACGCTCTTGCCGGCGCCGAAGTACTTCAGCGACATGAAGCCAGCGCCCGCCCCCTTCGAATCACCGGAGTCGCCGCCGCTGATGCGCTGGATGGCCTGCAGGCTGTTCAGGTAAAGCTGATAATAGTTGTTGTCGGCGACGATCAGGTCGACGCCGTCGCTATCGCGCTTCAGGTTTATCGCCGTATAGTTCATGTACGGCTGGATCGTGGCGGCGGTCGGCGTGCCGTTCAGCGTCCCGGCCGAGAACGTGTTGGTGTTGATCGACAGATTGCGCCACCAGGTCTGCACGCTGCGGTCGATGCCGCCGACGAGCCCTGCTGTGGGAGTCTTGCTGATCAGCGCCGCAAGCCCGTTGATCTGCTTGCCGCTCCATCCGGTGCCATCCGAATAGACGCCCGCGCTCATCTGATTCCAGAACGTATCTTCGGCCGTCTCGACGCGCTCTTCGATGAGCGACATCATCGCTTCGTCGGAAGAGTTTTGCAACTCTTCCAAACCCGAGATAGTCACGGCGATCGAGGCTTGTTTGACCGGAAACCGCGCGGCGGTCATCGTGTCATTGAGCGCGACGTTCAGGAACTCGTAGCCAGAATACCACATGAAGGTTTGGTTTTGGGCGTAACGAAGCTCTTGCATGATCTCGCGACCGCCGCCGAAGGGCTTCTCCTTGCCCTTCTTGCGCAGTACAGAGAGCAACGCATTGTTGTTGCTGATGTTATCGGCCAGTTTCTTGGACCGGAATTCGAGCGTGGTGGTGACAACGTCACCCCAATCAACCGAAGTAACGAGAGGCGAAGCCATGGGGCTTGATCCTTATGAGAGTCAGGCGTCCCGTTGCGCTGCGACGGCCATCTTAATGGCGTCCATGACGCTGGCGGGGTTGCCCTGGGATGAGGGTGATTGACGTCCGGAGGGCGCTCCGGAAATGGCCCGGCCGGCGCGTCGCGCCTGATCGGCGACTTGACGGTTGCGGGTCTGTTGATCGGGGGCGCGCTGCTGGTTGACGAGCGTGGCGCGAATTTCGGGGTTTGACCAGCATGCGCGGTCGTAAGCGTCCTGAAGATCCTTGGCCTGCCCCGAGCTGATGAGGGCGGCCATGTGATCCGCGACAGTCTCGGCGTGGACGTTGGCGGGGTCGGAAAGGAAGCGTTCGACGTGCGACGTCGCCTCTCTCTCCGCGATGGTGCGCTGCACCAGCGCCTCGACCTGACGAGGATCGAACGCGGGCGCCTGCGTCTGCTGGGGCTGCGGAGGCGCCTGATTGCCTCTCTGCCCCTGCATGCCGACGAGCCGCGCCAGGTCTACGCCGGCGATTTTGGCGACGTGCAACACCGTGTCGACTGGGTTCGTCTTGAGCGAGCGTTCCCAGTCGAGCGCGCGCCGCATTACTTCGGCGTGCGTGGTCCCGCTGGCTTTGATCAGCGGGGTGAATTCGTCAAGGCCTTTGTAATCGGCAAGGACAGCGAAGCCGCGATTGATTTCCTGCTCGCGCTTGGCGACGCTCTCTTGGACGGCAGGCGGAAGACGAGCGAATTCGGCTTTCGCGGCTGCGTTCCATCCAGCCGGTGGCTTGAAGACGACCGCTTCGGTCTGCGCTTGCGGATCGGCGACAGCGGGCGTCTGCGGTGGCTCGCCCGGCTTGGCCGCGAACCGGCCACGGTCGTCGCGAGCGCGATCGGCCGCAGCACGCTCGCCTTCGTCGCCTTCCGCCGGCGCCCGCGCCTTGTCGAGCGCCGCGCGAACCGCATCGCGCAGGCTTTCGGGCGCTGCGCTTTCGGGCGACGAGCTCTCGACGGTCTCAGGCGTGGTTTGACTATCGACAAGGATTTCGTCTGACATGTCCATGCTGGGGCTGCGGAACGCCGTTGAGGTCGGCGTCCTGGGTTATGCGTCTCTGTCGGCGGCGGTGCTTATGTCGGCGTCCATCGCGTCAAGCTGAGCTTCGGTGGAAAGCGGCGCTGGCCTATAGCCCTGCTTCACCTTGTTCACTGCGGCGGCGATCTCTTCCATGGTGACGGGCGGCTTGGCAGGCATTGAGGCGTAAGCCTGCCTCGTCGCGCCTTCGACGTCGGTTCCGATCTCTTCGACCCCGGCGGCTTTGTAGGTCGCCCGCAATGCGCTCTTGCTATCGTAGAGCTGCCCGTCAAGCATGGATCGAACCGCTCCCATCTGATCGCGGATCAAATGCGGGAAGGGCAGTTCGGAGCGCGGACCGCGCGAATAAGGCGCGGCGGCGCGATGCTTCGGCACGAGACAGCCGTCTCGATAAACAAAGGTTTCGCGCATGGGGTTATTGCTCGACGTTGTAAATTGCCGGAGCGACATTGTGCTCCCCCGGCGACAGGGGAATGTAGGGGTACGGCACCGAAGTGACGATCTGCCCGAAGGCCGCGAAGGGAGGCACGACAAGCGCGAGAGCGAGAGCGAGACGCCTGATCATTTGCCAAGTTCCTTGTTCGCCTTTGCGTCGATGCGCTGTTTTTCGCCGACGGGCATGCGTCCGGTCGCCACCGCGCGATCCGCCATAGCCTTGGCGAGCACGGCATGGGCGCGGTTCTCGACGGGGTAGGATCGGCCAGGGCCGGCGAAGTCGGATGCGGGCATGGCGCGGCGATCGCCGGGAGTAAGGCGGCTCATTTCAAACGCATCCTATTTAAGAAGGTGTTTATATTATCCTTCGGTCTACGCTCTTACGCGTCACGCGGCCCGATCTTGCGCGCGAAGGCGGCCGACGTGGCTCATGAGATCGCTGTAGGCCGGATGCTGAGTGTACCAGGGCGCGGGGCTGGGCTTGCGCTCATCCTCGCGCGGTTGCGGGGCCAAGCCGCCATGCTCGCCGAAGGCGCCGAGCGCGTCCTTGGCGACCATCTTCTGTTCCTGCGTCGCCATGGTCTGGGCGAGCGTCTTTTGCTGTGCGCCCTGCTTTTGGCTGTCGAGCTGCTGCTGGCCCTGCATGCGCTGTTGATCCATCTGGTGCTGCGCGACCATCGATTGCCCTTGCAGATTGGCCTTGTGGGTCTCAAGCTGCATCTGCATCCGCATCTTCTCGAGTTCCATCTGGTGCCCGGCGACCGCCGCTTGGCTGTCGAGCTGCGCGCGCTGCATGTCCGACCTCGCCTTGACCTGCGCCGATTGCGCGTCGATCTGGGCCTTCTCGATCTCGGCCTTGTTCTTAGCCATGTCGGACTGCGCTTTCAACTGCTCCCCGCTGGGGGGCTTCGGCTGGCCGGCCGCCGCGCCGATCTTGTCCATCGTCTGTTCTATGATCTCCTCAAGCTCGCGCCCCACAGGGAAGGCGCGAACGGCGAACATGAGCATCTGCCCAGCCATGCCCACCATTTCCGGGTTGGCCTGAACGATCGGCATCCATGCGACGACGAACTTCGATACTGCTTCGAGGAATTGCGTGCGCGCCTGTTTCTCGGCGTTTTCGTCTGCCGCAATGGTGCTATCGACCTCGATGTCGATGAGGAAGCGGCTTGTCACACCGTCGCGCAACAGCTTCTCGACCATTTCCTGCGTGGGGCCGGGGTCTTGCCATTGCGGAGGCGGCGGAAGCGGCGCGGCTTGGGGGGGCGCACCCGGAGGGACCGGCCCCGGCGCGCCCGCCGGCACCCCACCGGGTTGCGCCATTTGCTGATGCTGCGCCGCCATCATCTTCCATTGCATCGCCGCGTGCTGAAACTGCTGCTGCTTCTGCGCCACTTCGGCGTCGGTCGGGACGTTCATGTTGGCGCATTTGCAGAGCGTCGCGACCTGGAAGCAGGAAGCGATGATCTGAGCGGCCATTCTCGTCACGTCCCGAGCGACGCGCGCCAGCTCCTTTTGCTTTTCGCGCAGGCGGAAGCTGCCCCACTGCGCCTTGATGCCCTGGGCGGCGGCGGTTTCCTCGGCATCGGTGTCTCCTCGGATGATGTCCGAGATGCCGGTGATCTGGTAGACGTCGTCGATGAGCTGCTTGCGGAGCTTGACGCATCCCTCCAAAATGTTGCCGACCTGCTCGACCGGGAGCCACACAATCGGCGCGCCGGCCTTGCCGCCGTCCGTGAACGCCGCCCATGACTTGACGGCGATCATCTTGTTTTCAAACCCAGGACGAATGGCGCGTTCGATCTCGGGAGCGCCTTCGCCAGAGGGACCCGCCGGGTAGAAGCCGACGAGCTTAAGGCTGTCCGAGAGCGCCGCTATCCGGGCCGTGAGGTCGTCGATCTCTTCGGCCTGGTCCTGGTACATGACGAAGTCGGGAACGGGCTCCAGACTATCGGTCGAGAGCGTGCCATAGGCAGGGCGGGGCGAAGGGAAGAAGCCGTCGAACTGCAAATAGGGGTCGTCGGTCTCTAGGACTTCCGGGTAGCCCTTGGCGACCCACGTCACCCGTCGCTCGGTCTTATCCCATACTTCGTAGATCGTCGCCTTGGCTTCCGCCGTGTCCTGACGGTCGGATTTGTCATCGTCGCCGGCCGAGCGCGTGTCGAGAGCGATGCGTTTGCCGAGGTCGTCGCCCCAACGCTGTACGAGTTCCTTGCGGGTCAGGAAGGCGCGATAGGCTACCCACGGCAGTTCCTCCCACGAGCGCGCCTTGGGGTGGATAAAGTCCTCGCGCTGCACGAAGTCGAGCCGCACATTCTCAAATTTGAGCGACTCGCGCGCATCGCCTTCGGGATCCGCTCCCTCGGGGCCCACCGCGTCTTCGCCGTCCAGGCCGTCTTCCACCTCGTCTTGCTCGAATGTGGGTTCGTAGCGCAGGCGCGGAACACCGCGCGCGTAGAGCAGGTAATCGTCGCGGACCGAGCGGAACGTCGCGTCGTATTCGCCCAGGTCGAACTGAAAATCTAGGTTGCGCTCAAGCAGCTCGCAGGCGATGCGCGCCACTGCATCGCCGTCTTTCCATCGATTCTGCACGACGGGGCTCGGACGTCTGGCATAGACGCTGGGCCGCATGATCTCCTGGTTCGACCACAGCAGTTGGAAGCGACGGCGCTTGCTGGTCTGCGACCCCTCGTAACGGTGCTTGTCGCGGATGCGTTTGCAGCGCTTGTTCCACGTCGTCATATCCTTTTGGGCTTGGTCGATACGCGAAAGCCACGACTCTACGTCGTTCGACGGCTCGTCGTCCGCGATGTCGATCTCAGTTTTGGCCAAGAGGTTGTCCGGTGGCTAAACTCGATCCGTGCCCGTTCGGGCTTCGTCGAGATCCATGAATTCTTGCATCGTCAGGGCGTTAAGCGGCTTGCCGATGATGGCGGTCTTTGGCCGCTCTGGCCTCGCCTGCTCTCGCCACGCCATCGCGAGATAACGGTACGCGTCGGCGGCATGACTTGACCAATCATGGCGCGGCTTGTCGCCGAAGATCTTGAGCCGTTCGTCGTAGTTAGATCGATACTGGCGAAGCGCCTCTAGCCCGTCGCCTGTCGTTCGGATTTCGAACCACGTCGCCGCAAGCGTGAGGCGCGCCGCCTGTATGCCGTCCATCACGCCGTGGTCGGACACGAGCCGAATGTCCTTGCAGCCCAACGCCTGCAGCGTCTCAATGCGCGTCTTGCCGCTGCCGAGTTCGCGCACCTTGGCGTCATGAGGAAGCCAATCGATCCTTTGCCGCCAGCCGCGCGCCTCGATGACGGAAAGCGTCTCAGGCAGCGATTTGCCCTGCGTCTCGACGTAATCGAGGACGCGGATTTCGGAGCCCGCGACCTGGAATATCCAAACCGCCGTACTGTCGTGGATTCCCAAGTCCCAAGCGGCCTGGATCGGCAAGCCGCGCTCGGTCGGGATTTGGCAGACGCGCCCGGCCCGCTCGGCTTCGGCGACCTCACGACCGTAGTAAGCGCCGATAATCGCCGCGTCGAATGAGCATTCGTATTCCTGCTCATACTGCTCTGGCGTCATATCGCGCCGCGCCGCGTCAAGTTCGCTTTGCGGGATGATGCCCGTTCGCGACGCTCGAAAGCGGCCCGCGTACCATTCCGAGCTTAGTTCCGCCTCCGAATAAATGCGGTGGAAATCGTTTTTTCCCTTGGGCGTGCCGATGAAGGTCGCCCAGCCCAAGCGATCGGAGAGCATCGGCCGGATGACCTCGCCCCAAACGCTGGGGCGCCAATCGCCGTATTCGTCACAGACCGCGCCGTCGAGATAGCCCCCGCGCAACCGATCGGGATTATCCGCGCCGTGGACCCTGATGCGCGCCCCGTTGATCAGCTGGACCCAAAGCTCGCCTTCGTTCTTGTCAGCCAAAATCGGGCGGGCGTAGCGCTTGAGGTAATCCCAGGCGATTTCCTTGCCCTGCCCGAGGTAGGGCGCGATGTAGGCGTAGCGCGGATGCGGCAAGGGGCATTGGATCGCGCGGCCAATTAGGTCGTTCACCGTCGCCACCGTCTTTCCACAGCGCCGATGCGCCACCATCGCGGCAAAGCGTTGAGTCCGAAGATGGAAGGGGAGGAAGACGCGGCGCGGGGCGTATTCGATGGTGACGCGACGGGCTACTGCGGAGGCAGCCAAGAGACCTCAAT